ACCGCCGATCTCGATGCCCGATACCAAGCCGTCCAGCGTGAAATGCAGAAGCTGTTCCATCATCTCCAGCTCGCCGCCTGAGGGTGGGACAAAGCGTTGTCGATATGCGGCGTGTAAGCGCCTATGGCGCGCTGAAAGAAGCGCCGTGCGCTGAAAGAAGTTGGAGAGCGCAAGTCGAGAGAAGAAATAGACATAGAGAGAGTACTACTACCTTCTTTCATTCTTCAATCCCTCTCTTTCTCTGCGCGCACCTGCGCTTAAACACACCCCGTAGAATGAAGAAAGAAGTGAAAGAAGGGTCGGGCGGCATGGTCACTCCGTGAGCACATACACCGTCCGCGAGCGTCCGGTGGTCTTCTCGATGGTCTCGGCCACGCGCTCGGTCTCGAGGAGGTTGTCGATGACCTCCTCGCGTTCGCGCTTGCTGAGATGCTGCGTCGCCCGGCACAGTTGGGATCGGGTCATGCGACCTCCCGCGGCGCGCATCGCCCGCACCACGGCCTTCTGCCGAGCATCGAACTCGCTGTGCGAGACGAACTGGTGGGCGAGGAAAAGAACACGTCTGCTCATATGTTCCGACAGCTCGCACGCCCAGAGCGCCGCAGATTCATCGACGACGGGCTTTTCACGGTCGCGCGAGCAGGCGTAGAGCAGCGCCAGGCGACAGGCTTTCTCCTCGACACGCGCCCAGATGGAGCGGACATCTTCGCGCGGTTCGAGCATTTCCCTGTCGGCCCGGGCGGCGAGCGCATCGAAGATGGCGCGGGCTTCGTCGGTGGTGGGGACGAGGATGGGTTGAGGATGTTCACCTGAGAGATTGCCGCCGGGTGAGAACTCGTGCCACCAGCGGGCGGCGCTGACGATCGCTTCGGGCGGGTTGAGATCCGCCAGCCACCGCCGCGGCGGCATGTCCTCGCTTTCGAAGATGAGCAGCCGGGCCATGAACCCATCGCTCATGGCTTCGGGGGTCAGGGATTCCCGGAAATGGGCCGAGGCGGTCGTCGCCAGGAGGGAGACGCAGGGCTGGTCGACGATCTTGTTGCGGCGGGGGTCGGCGTACGCCTTACCTTTAAAGATGCCGTGTGCTGACGAGTAGAGTTTCATCAGCGTGGAGATGATGTTGAAAAGGTGTGGAGAACGCCTCGGATCCCCGATGGTGCGCAGGAATCGGCCGAATTCATCGATCTGGAAGAGGATGGCAGGCTGGGACTCGACGGCGGCGACGAGCCCGGCATCGCTGGCGAGTTCGCCCTGACCGTCCAATTCGGGCGCTCCGGCAAGGTAGAGGGTGCGGGTGTTGATCTTGCGCGGGTTGTCCTTGCCCGAGCCCGAACCTGCGAGACACACGACGTAGAGGTTGGTGCGGTTGCCACGCTCATCGCGCACTTTGCGGCCCGCGAGCACGGCCTGGAGGCACAATGCCGCGGCAAGTGCGAGCCAGGGTTGCCAGCGCGGCGCGGTGGCGCGATTGAACTCCATGACCTCGCCGATGAGGCCGGGGACATCGAGGAGGTGATCGGGCAACGGGCCGGGATCGGACGGTGTGGTGGATGTTGGCGCAGGGGTCTCGTCGGTTGAACCGAGAATGCCCGCGAGATCGACGTCGTTGTGATCGGTGGCGGTGTTCGAGTCGCGCAGCCAGCCGCGTGGACGATCGTGCGGCTTGGTTGCGGCGTCCTCGACCTTGTGGCGCAATTCCTTCTCCGACCAAGGCGGTTCGCAGCGCGGGTTGTAGCGCTCGAGGAGCAGATGCAATGCCGTGTCGCGATCGAGGCAGAAACCGTGCACCATCGCAGTCGCGGCGGCGAAGGTCGTGCTGTGCCCGCCCTGGCCGGAGATGGCCGGCGGCATGGCGTCGAGGTACGCAGTTGCGCGCCGCAGCACCGCATCATCGGAAACGATCGGTGTCGGAGTGAGGATTTGTGGCGGGGCAGCAGGAGAGGTGCCGGTGCACTCGACGACTGCGGCGACAAGCGCATCGACTGCAGCGCGCAGTGCCTCGTGCGTCACCGACGCGGGCTGACCGGTCAACCAGTCGTAGGTTTCGCCGCAGGGGTGAATGCTCGGACCGACGACGGTCTGCGCGCCGGTGCTGCGGATCTCGACAATCATGCGCTTGGTGCCGGGGAAGTGATGCTTCTTCGTGGTCGCGCCCTGGCAGATATACCACCAGTGCGAGTGCGGCGCACCAAGACGGCCGCTCACGGCGAGAGTGGGGGGCAGGAAGCGGGGGGCCAGTTCGATCGCCTCGGGACAGTCGAGATCGACATCCACGAGCCACCCACTGGGCTCACCGAGCAGCAGGCCGATGTTCCCCACGCAGTTGAAATGCTGAGGCAGTTCAGCCTCAGTGAGACGCAGCGACTGCCACGCTGTGAGCACCGGCGCCTTGCTCCGCGTCGGAATCGGCACGACGTGATAACCGCGCGCGGTGTACGAGCGGGCGGCGTCGAGGAGGGTCGAACCGGGTGCGGTCAAAACGGAATCTCCTCTTCAGGAATCCCGCCGTACGTTGAGGCGACTGCCGCGGCGTCTTCCTCGTTCTCGATGTTGAGCGGCTTGGGGCCGAGGATGTGGTTGACAATCCGGTCGTACTTCTCACCGGCCTTGCGTTGAACCGTGATCGAAATCGTCGGCGCCAGTGCGCCGCAGTCGGCCAGGTCGACGGCCTCATCGACGCTGGCGGGCACTGGCTCGTTCGATCGCCGTCGCCACCACTGCTCGGCCTTCTGACGCGCGTATCCAGTGTGCTCGAAACACACCCACTCGGAGAATGTCGTCGTGAAACCGCAGCGATACTCGACCCGCATCGTGGGCGCGGCACTCGGGTCGTTGCGTTTGTAGTGGACGTGGTAGGACACGCCGTCCACTGCGTGCTCGGCCTGCGCAACCTGATCGGAGAGGATGCCCTCGCTGGTCGCCCGGGCGTCATGCTTGTTCTTCTCGGGCGGTGGGAACTCGTGCCCGCATTCTGGACAGATCGAGTAGGTGGCGTGAATGAGAGCGTGGCAGTCCGGGCACTCCTTGGCCGGCGCCTCACCCTCGCCCTTGCCAGGTTCCTTGATGCGCAGGTCATCGACCGGCCCGTGCCGCAGGATGTTGCCGCCGAAGTCAAGGACAAGGCAGTCAGACTTTGCAGGGTGAAGGCGAAAGCCGCGGCCCACCATCTGGTAGTACAAACCGGGCGAAAGTGTCGGGCGCAACATGGCCACGCAGTCGATTCCCGGCGCATCGAAACCGGTCGTCAGCACGTTCACGTTCGCCAGGTACTTCAACTCGCCGGACTTGAATCGCTTGAGGAGTGCAGTCCGCACGGGGACTGGTGTGTTGCCCTCGACAAACCCGCACTCGACTCCGTGGCGTTGTTTGAGGACTTCGACGACATGCTGGCCGTGACGGACGCCCGAAGTGAAGATCAACACCGAGCGCCGGTTCGTGGTGTGCTCGATGATCTCGGCGCACGCTGCCTGCACGAGATCATCCACATCCATGAGGTCCTCGACTTCGCCGGCGATGAACTCGCCACCCCGGACGTGCAGATTGCTCATGTCGGCGCGTGCGAGGCCCGCCTTCGTGCGCAGTCGGCAGAGGTAGCCCTGAACGATCAGTTCGCGCACACCGATCTCGAAGCACACATCGTTGAGGATGTGTTCCGGAGCGCAGATCGTCCCCGTCTTCATTCGGAATGGCGTCGCGGTCAGGCCGATGACACGTACACGAGGATTGACGACCATCGCCTCATTGATGAACTGCCGGTACATCCCCTCGCCGTCGGGCGGAATGAGGTGGGCCTCATCGACGATGATCAGGTCGACGGGTCCGAGATCGCACGCCTTCTGGTAGATCGATTGGATGCCGGCGATGGTGATCGCGTAGTTCAACTCGCGCCGTCGCAGTCCGGCCGAGTACAGGCCGACGGGCAGGTCGGCGGCGATCGTGCGGAGTTTGTCGAGCGCCTGTTCAAGCAGTTCCTTCACGTGCGCGAGGATCAGAACGCGACCACTCCAGTTGGTGACGGCGTCGCGGCAGATCGTCGCCATGACCGGGGTTTTGCCGCCCGCGGTCGGGATGACGACACACGGGTTGTCATCGCGCTGACGCAGGAACTCGTAGACCGCGTCTACGGCCGCGCGCTGATAGGGCCGCAGTTCCATCAAGCGATCGCCTCCTGGGCGGCGCGCACGCTGGCCATCAGCGCCGGAAGATCTTCGGCAGCCAGACAGATCATGCACTTTGATCGGCGGCGGCGGAAGATGATGACCGGCACACGCTGGCCTGCTGACTTCTGGAGCTTCTTCCACGCATTCCAGAACTGCGGGCACGGCGTCTGCAGTTCTTCAGCATGCACGCCGGGAAGGTGCGCTTTATGATCATCCAAACCGATCGCTGCGGCCGTGTCACGCGCTGACTCACGGACCTCGCGCAACACTGCCGCGTCGGCCACACCGTTCGAACTGGCTGCGGACCTGGGCATCACTTCCTCCCCCACGGTGGGGTGCTGCCGGGCGCATTGGCGGTGGTTGTTCCGGCTGGTGCGGCGCCGGAGTCGCGTTTCGCGTAGCCCTTCACGGTGTTTGTGAGTTCACCGGTGTCCTCGCGCTTTTTGAGGCCGACACTCACGACGAGTGGCAGGTTGTGCAGCTCGGCCGAATCGCGTGGCGCCATCACGCCGACGGCGCGACAGATCGACGACAGCGTGGCGCGGGCGATCTTGACCGTCTGCTCGCTGGGATGCTTGATGACGAGACGATCCCAGATCTTGCGCCCCTTGTGCGGGCCATCGAGGATGTCGAGTTCGAGTTGAAGGTACTCGCCCTTGCCGTTGCGGGTGGGCTTGATCTCAGAGGCGACGATGATCGCCAGGTACTTGCCCGCAGGGATGGGATCGAAGTTGGTGTTCGGTTCGACTTCGTTGGCGTCAAATCCATTGAGATGTGCCATGGTGGATCAGTTTCCTTGTTCAGAGGTAGTGGCGGGTTCAGTGGAAACGAGCGGGTTCTCGCCGCGCACGAACGCGGCGTAGAGCCGGTAGTCGAGCGGGAACTCTTCGGGGAGATTGAGACGGTTCTTGGCGACGTGCGCCGGACGCTCGGCGGTGCGGATGATGCGTTCACCGGTGCCGATGCCCTGCGTGCGCTTGCGATCGAACCCCTCGCTCGTCGTCTTGGTCAGGACGCGGTAGGTCGCGAAGAGGACCTCGTCGCACCACTCCTGGATCAGGGCCGACGCCTGCTTCTGGAGGCGCGGGACGTAGCGGTCGTAGGTATCGGTTTCCGGATTGTTGAACTTTTCGATCTGGGCGTGCGCGATCAGGATGACCTGCATTCCGTGCTGGGATCGCAGCGCGTCGAGTCCTGCGAGGACTTCGCGCCACTGGCTCAAAGCGAAGACGTAACCCTTCGCATAACCGATGTCTTCGATCGACTCGACGCCACGCTCGGCGCAGACCTCGGCGAAGATAAGCCGCTCGAGCCAGTCGAGCGAATCGATCACGACGGTGCGATACTCGTGCGGCTCTGAGTAGAGCGCCGACAGTGACGCGAGCACGTCGGCGTAGCGTGTCGCCAACGGGAATCGATCGACTTCGAGGTCGTTGATGCCTTCCTCAGTCTGGATGAAGATGGGTTTCTCGGCCATGGCGCCGAACGTGCTCTTGCCCACCCCGTGCACTCCGTAGAGCAGCACACGTCGTGGCAATTGGTGTCGGCCCTTCTGGATCGTCTTGAGCGAGGTCATTGGGGTTCGATCTCCTGGGGGTTTCAGCCAGCGGCGGCGGCCGGTTCGGGTTGGGATGCGATGGGTTGAGAGGTCCGGCGCACGTGGAACGCATCCTCGCCGAACTCGCGGGTGACGAAGGCGGTGAAGATGCGGACGACGGCGTCACCGGCGCCGGTGCGCCCGTCGATCAGAATCATGGACCTCGGGGCGTCGACGTGGTACGCGACCTCCATGCGCACGCGCGCTTCGCCGAAGAGCCCCTCCGCGGCGACGATGGCCAATTGGAGCGTGGCCTCGACCTCGGTCAGGTCGATGCCGGCTCGGAACGAGAATCGGAACACGGTGTCAGACATTGGCGTTGCCTCCTGTTCTGGGCGACCACGCGGCAGAATCGACTGCGCGTGGCCGCCCACGGGTTACCTATGCCGTGCGTTGGCGCGTTGCGCGCTCAGTGTTCGGACAGTCGGGGATCTTCGAATCGGCGGCGAATTCGCGCCATTTCGTTGCTGACCTGGCGGCGCGAGAAGGGGCGGCCGAGCCGCGCTGTCCATTCGCGTGAAGTCCTGGCCACCCCGTGCTCCGCGACGTGGTGGAGGAGGTCGCGCTCCTCGGGTGTCAGCTGCGCAAGCCCGTGGCGGACGCGTTCCTGGAGGATCAGAAGGTCAAGTGGAGTAGGCCGGGACCGAAGGGTGTGCCGTGGACCGTCGGAGACGACGAGCACCTCCAGCAGCGGAGTCGGAGTGCCATCACATTCGACCCTCGATCTCTCGATTGAAAGTGTCGGACGACCGTTCCAGCGTTTCAGGCGGTGGCGCCGGCGCAGTTCCATGCCGATCCAGCTCTTCAGCGCGGTGGTGACGAACGCCTCGACGCTGCCACGGGTGGGGTCGAAGAGATGGGATTTCTCCCACACGTAGATGCGCATCTCCTGCTCGCATTCGTCGAGGTCCGACTTCGCGAAGTCCGTGCGGCGGCACAGCTGGCGGGCCTTGGCTTTGATGAGTTCAGCAGTGGATGGGTGATTGACGACGTCATGGCGAGATTGCACTGGGCCTTCCCGCCGGAGGGGAATCCCGGTGCGTCGGCCAGCAGTGCGCGAAGGATCGCTGTGCCGTGGCGGCGCTCGCCACAGTTGAACACAGACTCGCGATGTGACCGCCGGGTTATGACCTCACGGCTACCCGCCGTGCGCCACAACCCACGTAGCATTGCTACAAACCGTGTAGCAACTGAGTCCGCGGAGAAGAAATCACAATGACCAGTCGAGTTCCTTCTCAGGCAGGTATGTGAAGACCGTTCCCGACTTGATCGCACCCGTCAGATGCAATCTCAGTGCTGGCAGGTGGTCTTTGAACCCGTCGATCGCGCGGGATACGGCATTGGAAACGGCCTTGCGCACCGTCTCCGCATCGGTTTGCTTGCGAGGCTTACCGCGCCGATCCATGCGCCGCCCCAATTCCGCAGCAAGTTGATCCATTTCCTGTTGGACTCGGTGCAGTGTGCCCAAATCATGGTGCTTTGTCGCCTCGTCTTTTCGAGTCTGAAGATCTGAATATCGCACTCTGATTTGTCGAAGAAACTCCTCGTCTGCGATCTCGCCAGCGCCACCCCAGATCGTGTCAGGATGCACTCCTGCCCTTGCGACGAGTAGGTCTAGGGCCGCAACGTCGCGGTAGGGAGCGGCAAGCAGGAGTGCCAGGTACGTCATGCCGACTGAGTGATCGATGTGGATGACGCCGCTGCCGTTGAACGACACGTCCCAGTAGTCGCCCGCGCGGCGGAACAGATACTGCGGGTCGCGCCGGACGTCGACGCGCTGAGCAAGCGACTGTTCGACGATTCGACCATTCACGACGAGTGCTTCATCCGACAATTCACAGTTGCCAGACAGTGCGAGTACGAGCGGTTTTGGCTCGAGCCAGATGTCGTCGGGCGGAATCTCGCTTGGCACGAACACCACGGACGGCAGGGGTGATCGAGGTATCGCCTGCGCGTACCTGTGGCCGTCTCGGCGGCACAGTGCACGGGCGAAATACACACTGACGCGTTGCCCATGCGACTCCAGATTCCCGCAGTCGATGACCCGATCACTCCGTCTGGCTCTGATGCCGCCCATGAGGTTCAATGATGCCGCGATTGATTGCGCCACGCTGCGGGCGTTCCCCCGCCAGGTCTGCCGATGCGCCTCCGTGATGGGCACGCGTGCCTCGCGCGGGCACTTGACGAAGAGTCTCGTTGAACCGGCCGGACCGGGGCGAGCGATGATCGGCGCCATGTGGGGCGTGACGCACGCCGGGCATCGGATCCGATGCGCCGGCGGGCCCGGCACGAAGAGCTTTGAGGCCGCGAGAACCGAGCGAGACTCAGTCGGGAGGCGGCGCCACGCGTCTGGCGTGAGCACCGGCTCCACTGCTTCGAGGGTCGCCCAGAGGATATCGAGTGCGTTAGTCATGGCTAATCTTCCATGCCTCCAGACAGTTCAGCCCGATCTCCTGGAGGTCATCATCATCGATGCTCTTGAGATTGCACGCCCGCGGCGTGACTTTGAGGTTGATCATGCGCGGCCGCTTCTGCCCGTTGTTGGCGCACTGGACTCGAATCCAGATTTCCTCGATGGTGAGCTGGGCGCGCGTGAGATCAATCGCAGTGAGCATCTGGTCGAGCTTCTCGATGATCTTGTCCCATGTCGTTCCCTTGCGGATTCGCAACTGGAGTCCCTCGATGTTGAAGCCTTCCACGCGCGGATAGACGAGCAGTCGCGACACCTCGACGCGCTCGACCTTGGCTGAATCCTGACCCGTGAAGTCGAATCCCTCTTCGAGCACGTGGTCGAGCGAGTAGGTCGGACGTTCCGGGTCGAGGTCCTCGACTTCAGTCTGGGTCATCGCCTGATAGAACCGGCGGCGAAGCTCGAGCTGAGCCGACTGGCCACCTGAGGCGATGATTTCGAGCGAGCCGGACTTCGGTGTGAACACGTAGAGGATGCTGAAGGCCGTGGGAAGGTCAAGGGCCTCCAGTTCGCCTTCACGGTTGAACACCATGAAGTTCTCCGGCCAGTTTGGCAGGTACGCGAACAGGTATTCGGCGCCGTTCCTCCGCGTGTACGGGTGAATCTCGCACACATCTCCGCGAAACTCGCCGCTGTGGTGATCGATGAGCGACTGTCTGAGGGCGTCGATTCGAGGCTTGCTGGCGCTGAACTGACCGCAGTCCACACCTTGCCACTTGCGCCAATACATCGACTTCGTGAGATCGTCCGCGCGAACGAAGATTACCGCTTCCTGAAACGCAGCCCTCGCATTGAGATACGTCCAGATGACCTTGTCGAGCTTCGTCGTGTTCTTCGCCCACTCATGGACGAGTTCCGGATTGTGGTCCTTTAGTTCTTCGAGCAGCACCTTGAGATGACAGTCTTCCTTAAGACTGAGGAACGTGCGGAGCAGAAGCTGAATGTCGCGCTTCTGTTCGTTCGGGAGTTCCAACAGCGCGTCGAAGAGCGGATCGACTTTCCGCTTTTGCTTCAGTTGCAGCCAGTCAAGCGCTGCCAGCTCGGGATAGCGCGAGAACAAGACTTGCCGCACGTCGGGGTCGATCTGCTTGAGTGTCTTCTTCAAGTTGAATACAGCCATGAGATTCTCCAAATCACGAGTCAACGGATCACTGAACAGTAAACAACTTCGACAAAAAAAGAGGCGCCTGCTGTTACGAGAACAGCGTTGGTTCGATTCGAGAAACAAACAAACCGATCGATTGAAGTCGGATTCGCATGGCCTGTGCCGAGACGTGGAATTCGCGCGCCAACGGTCTGCACAGGTCTTCGAGGACGCGGTTCTCCGCCAGTTCCCGATCGTCTTCAGAGCTTGAATTGAGCAGATCCTCACTCGCTACTGGATCGGGAGAGCCTCTCCATTTCACCCATTCTTGCATGAGGAGCGTTCGCGGCATCAATACACATCCCGCAAAGTGGTCGGCCTGCCATTCCTCGCGAGGCTTCAGACTTGAGCGGCAAACGAATGCAGGTTCGGCATTTGCTTCGAACAGCCGAGCGGAATCGGGATCCTGACGCAGGTGTTCCCGGTGGAGGCGCCAATGCCCGATCTCGTGGGCGAGTGTGAAGTTGTATCGTCCGAGCATGGCCGGATTTGTGCTCGGATCAAGTGTCGCGTCAATTCGAATGAGATTGCAATCGAACCAGATCGCACCCAGGACGTCGGGGCGTCCAAACATCGACCTCAGGTCGTCAACTTCGTAGGTCAGTCCCAGGTGCAGCTCGACGATGTCGTCGAGCGGGACGGGAACCGAGACCGGCGCTTCAGTGTTTGCCCACTCGGCCAGGAGGAGATCGGCATGTTCTTCGATGACCCTGTCAGAGAGAAACGGAACGCGCTCTCGTTGAAGTCGGCCGTGTCGGCTCATTGGTCCGCCTTTCGCTTCGCCTTCTTTTCCAGGTCTTCGGTCACCCGCTTGAGTTCCTCCGGAGACAATCTGCGCGCGGCTCGAAGCAGCGCGGGCATCATCTCCGGCTCCTTCTTGATGATCTCTGTCAGGTCGTCAGGAAGTCGACCTGCCAGAGCAATCCACTGGTCCGGGTTCTCATCCAACAACTCGGCCATCACGCGAATACGCTCAGCGGTGGGGGGGCGCTCAACCTTGCCCTGCTCGATTTGAGACAGGTACGTTGGACTGACTCCAACCATGTCCGCGAACTTCCTCAAGCTCAGCTTCTTGTCAAGCCTGCGGCGGCGGATCATCGCCCCGAACGATTTCTTTGAAGGTGCCGTCACGACGAAACCTCCGTATCCGCAGGATCGATCGCGTCCGCTTCGGCGCGGACCTGCGCGTAGACATCCCTCCGCATCGTCTCTTCCACGAGATTCTGAAAGTCTTTGTCGGACATGAATCTCGCGAAGATGTCTTCGTTCTGCTCCATCCGTTCGATAAAGAGCCCCTCTAGCGCCTTGCTGAAGACGAACTTGAAATTATCGAGTGTGTTGGCCAGGGCCGCTTCGCGGATTGACTCATCAGCGAGTGCCTCTTCGCGTACGGAATCGAGGAACAGCTGGTCCGCTGGCTTGAAATCCGTGCCAAACCGCTCATTCAGCAAATCGATCAGTCGCGATAGCTCAATGCTCTCCTCATGTGGCAATCCCGTTCCGAGTGCGGTGGGTCCCTTCACCTCACCGGCGCCACTCTGCTGTAATTGGATGACGCCCTCGCTGATCTTCTGGAGCCGATAGAACTTCAAGGTTACTTCATCGTCGAAGTGGTACTGGGGGCCCGTGTTGCGCCGCGGCAGTTTGGCGATCAGGAATCGAGCGAACGTGTAGAGCTTCTCCAGGTCAGAGTCCTGATACGGAATGACCTGGGACAAGAACGAATACAAGCTGCGAAATGCGTGGAGCTTTGCACGAAACTCTTCCTGAGCTTCTTCTCTGGCTTGTTCCCACTCGTCCTCCGGCAATACATCTCGCACTTCATTCCGCAGAGCACCGAAGCGAGACACTGCCGGATCGAGCATGGCGTTCATCTTCGCATGGTCACCTGGAGTTTGGCTCACTTTGGGCTTGAAGAAGATCGCGCAAAAGCCCTCGACTTCATCGTCGGTGAATACGCCTGATGCAGATAGTTCAGATTGAAGCGTGTAAAGCTGATGTGGATCTGCCTGATCACCGACAGCGGTGGCTTCGTAGTACGGCTGAAACGCCTTGAGTATGTCATCCCGGTCGTTCACGAAGTCGAGAACGAAAGTGTCTTCCTTTCCGGGGTGGATTCGATTCAGGCGCGACAAGGTCTGTACCGCGTGCACACCCTCGAGCTTCTTGTCCACATACATGGTGTGAAGGAGCGGTTGATCGAATCCAGTCTGGAACTTCTCAGCGACGAGAAGCAATTGATACTCCTCGGTGGCGAACTCTTCAGGGAGGTTCTTTCCCGATATGCCTTCATTCATACCGCCTTCGGTGTAGGTGAGGTCCGAATTCAGATCGTCAACGACGGTGCCCGAAAACGCCACAAGTGTCTTGATTGGATATCCCTTCTCGTGGATGTAGCGATCGAATGCCTGTTTGTACCGAACGGCGGCCAGGCGCGATGCGGTAACCACCATCGCTTTGGCTTTCCCGCCAATCCTGTGTCGGGTCGAGTTGCAGAAATGCTCGACCATCACCTCGGTCTTTTGTTCAATGTTGTGCGGATGGAGCGTCATGAAGCGCGCCAGGGCCTTGGCCGCCTTGCGCTTCTCAACGTGTGGATCGTCTTCCGCTGCCTTGATCAGGCCGAAGTACGTCTTGTACGTCGTGTAGCTCTTCAGAACATCGAGGATGAAGCCTTCCTCAATTGCTTGGCGCATGCTGTAAAGGTGAAACGGATGTGGCTTTCCATCCGACCCGGGAACGCCGAACATCTCCAGGGTCTTGTACTTTGGCGTCGCTGTGAACGCGAAGAATGACAAGTTGGGCTGTTGCCCGCGCTTCTTCATCGACTTGATGATCTCTTCTTCGTGGTCTGGCAGCCCCTGCTCCTCAGCCTCCTGGCGAGCTTCGTCACGGATCCGCTGGCCGGCGAGCACCCCGCGCAATTCGGAGGCTGTTTCGCCCGACTGGCTGCTGTGGGCCTCATCCACGATGACGGCGTAGCGACGCTCGGGCATGTCGCCGATCTTGTCGGTAACGAATGGGAACTTCTGAAGGGTCGTGATGATGATCGGCACTCCCTTCTGGAGTGCTTCGGCCAGTTGGGTCGAGTTCTCGTCGATCTTCTCTACGACGCCGTGCTTGTGCTCGAATTGGTATACCGTCTCCTGTAACTGCTGATCGAGGACCACGCGGTCTGTGACCACAATCACTGAGTGAAAGACCTTCTGGTCCTCCGAGTTGTGCAAACTTGACAGACGGTGTGCGAGCCATCCAATCGAGTTGCTCTTCCCGCTTCCGGCCGAGTGCTGTACCAGATAGTTGTGCCCGGCGCCCTTCGTTCGGGCGTGCGCCGTCATTGATCGCACAGCATCCAATTGGTGGTAGCGGGGGAAGATCATGCGCTCCTTGCGGATTCGCTTTCCGGCAATTCGCCGCTCTGTCGACTGCAGATGTAGAAACTGCCCAACGATGTCGAGGATGGAGTCACGCCGCCAGACTTCTTCCCACAGATAGGCGGTCTTGTGCCCACCCGGATTGTCAGGATTCCCTGCACCGTGGTTGTTGCCGCGGTTGAACGGCAGGAAGTCTGTCTCCTTCCCCTTGAGCTGCGTAGTCATAAACGCCAAATCCGGATCAACGGCGAAGTGGACCAGTGCCCGCTTCCTGAACTGAAACAGCAACTCCCGGGGGTCGCGGTCGAACATGTACTGCCGCTTGGCGTGCTCCACGGTCTGCCCGGTCATCGGATTCTTCAATTCAGCGGTTAGCACAGGCAGCCCATTGACGGCGATCAGCACATCAATGGACTGCTCGTTGCTGGTGCTGAATCGAACTTGACGAGTGATCGTGAGCCGGTTCAAGTCGTAGAGCCTTTGCGTCTCAGGATTCAGGCCATGCGATGGTCGGAAGAACGCTGAGTCGATTTGCTTTCCATAGCACTTGAAGCCATGACGAATGATCTCGAGGCATCCGCGGCTATCGATGTTCTTGATGAGTTCATTCAGCACCACTTCCGCAGTACTGCTGCCGTGCAACTTCTCGAGCGCTGTCCACTTGTCGGGCTGTGATTCCCGGACAAACTGGATGAACACGCCCGGAAAACACGCCGTCTCCCGGTCGTAGCCTTCCGGCACTGAGGCGGGGTCGTAGTCGCGATCGTCACCCTTCCCGTATCCATGGGACAACAGGTGATCCTCGATGGCCGACTCAAATGCCCGTTCCGTGTGATCTGCAGGCATGCTGCGTTCCCCTATACTCGGGATCAACCCAGTCTCACAAGAACGACTCGAATGCCAGCCGCTTTGGCTGCGAGCCTGAGTCGCTCGTCGTAGTCACCCGTCACAATGATCCCCTTGACCGATTGGCTTGGCGTCGCGATGTTCTCACGAAGCCAGCCGATGTAGCTCAGAATTTGGCCGACCACCTGATCCGAAGACAAGCCACGTTTCAACTCCACAACGACAAGGTCCTCTGATTCGTCAGTGCAGATCAAGTCGCTCCGCCCCACCCCAACACCCATTGAGAACTGCTGGCGCAACCGCTTCTCTGCCAGGCTGAGACCGAGCTTCGGCAGGCTGGGCTTGATCGCCTCCTCCAGCCCTCGTTCCAGAACGATGACTTCCCCATCGACGCCCCCGATCGACAACCGGCCGCAGATCTTTCGAGCACACTCGATCAGATTCGTGTCATCAGGTGTGGCGCCCGCGATGCGCAGTCGATGATTCTGGTTGGAGAGATCGGCGAACACCAGACTCTGTGGAACCGAGTGGCTCCAGATCTCGACGTCGGACATCGGGAAAACACCAACCGTGGCCCTTTCCCACTTCTGCTCGCGCTTGCCCAGTACGCGCCACTCGCCAGCAACCACGAATCGACCAATGAACCCTTGACCGTAGATGCGCATGTAGACGACGTGGCCAGGTTGCACCTTGGCTCGATTCTTCTCTGACTGCTTGATCGAGTAGTTGTTTGTCTTGAGAATGGTGGACATATCCCACACGCTCGACTTATACGAGCCTTCGGGTTTGTTCGCGAACAGCCAAGAACGTGATTGTCTCTCGCTCATGTGAGTACCTCCGACAGGTCCGACAAGCCGTCGAGCGAGCGTATCAGAATGTCCTTGGCCACGCGCAGTGTCTCAATCACGACGGCCCAGTCCCCAGTTGGGGCGGGACTTTGTGCGTGGGCGAGGTTATCGCGGATGCGCTGGAGCGAATCGAATATCTGTTCTGCAGCACTCGCGTCGAGCTGCCAGACGTCGATGATGTTCGGCAGTTTCAGACAAATGTCCCTTTTATCGCAGAGTTGCAGGCAGTCAGCCAGATCGATCTCCTCCCCGATGCGTTGTCGCTCGCGATAGAGCTTTTCTGCCTGGGCAATACGCCCAGGCGTCAATGCCGACTTCCAACCGTCGCCGTCAAACCGTCGCCTGATCATCTCAAGGATGACCATTTCAAGCATCGAAATCACACCGAACATCAGCACCCGCGACGGTTGCTTGTGCAAATCCGCAGTAGTCACAATGCCGTCGAGCCCGTCGAGGCCCAGGACAAACAGCGGCCCTCGCTGCACAATTCGATCCATGCACGGCCACAAGGGAGTCTCGGGAGCGACAATCCGCTCAAGCGGAACCGGAAAAGCGCATTCGCCGACAACCCCATCACACTCGAGTTGGCTTCGGCTCACCGCCTCAGTGACTCGCCCGTTTCGATGAACCCCGCATTCGTCAAACCCCGATCGGTCCAGCAGAGGCGCCAGTTCGGAAACGGAAGACTCTGCACTTGCCGTGAACAGACGCTCTGCGATGGCTTCGACGCGGATGTCCTCGTCGAGCAACCTGTTCAATGCCGCGAATTGAGAAGGCAGTCGCCTCACACCGTTACCTCCAGTTTGGGAGGTTCGGCGGTTGGGATTCGCGCGTGCTGGGATTTGTTCTGCAAGTTGATGTCTGCGGTGACGAGAACGACGACCGACCGGACATGTTGGCGGATGATCTCGATTGTTGAGGCGATGATGCGATCGTCGTTGTTGGCCGCGTCGAGCCACGGCAGAGACTCGTCCACGTTCGGCTCGACGGCGATTGAGCAAACGTTGATGCGCCCTGTGACGACCGGAACACCCGACCGGAGGTCGCCGCGCCGAGCGTACTCCTTGATCTGCCGGATGATGCGCTCGGCCTTGGTGCGGACATCCGGAATGCGGTGGGCCATCTTGAGATCGTCCAGTTCGGCCAAAACAGTCGGAGTGAGCACAACAGTAAACTTCTTGCACCAATCAAGCGACCACTGCTCCAGCGGGGCGCCCAGGATCAAGGCATTGGTGTCTGGAATCACCAGCACCTCTCCTTCAGACGAGTACAAGCGGTCGAGCAGACCCTGCATAGAGTCGATCGCTTTGAGCGTCTCTCTCCGCGCATCGGCCACCGATTCGCACCAGGTCGCACGCTGTTGCTCGACGTGCTTAATAACTGTGTCGTCTGCCGTCTCGAACGCTCTCGTTCCGTCCTTGGTGAGCCCTTGGATCAGGACCCGCACCAAGTCGCGGTACTGCCCGTAGTCGCTGAGGATCTTTGACTGCAAGCGCCGTCCTTCGATTGAAAGTTCGTCCCACCAGTGGTTTCCGCTGGGGTTTATCACAACGATGCTGTCGTATTCTCGCGCGGGGTGCAACCCTGACATGGCCATGAGCGACTCGATGTCGTCGTTGAGCGTGGCAGCATCCTCGGCCAGCAGGTCGGAGAGCGACTTCATGCCTCGACCTCCTTCCGCACATCGATCTTGCCCGTCACCGCCGCGGAGATCAGAGCGTGGCGGTACTCGGTGAGGCGTGTGATTGCGGTCTCAGCGGTGGACATCAAGGCATCGAAGTTGGCTGACAGCGCGTCGAGGTAATCGCTGATGCGGCGTTGCTCCGGTAGTGGAGGCACGAGCATGGGAATACTGCCAATGTCGGCCATGTTGAAGTGTGCAACCGTGGAGCCTTGCGAAGCGCTCTTGATGAACTCGTCGGCGACCCCCGAGTAGATCGAGTAGACGCCGAAGCGATCGTCCAGCACGTCGCGGCGCACACGGAACAACACCATTCGCTGGCCAATGCACACGGGACGATTGGTCGGCACCAGGCACGCCTCTCCCGCCGGTGCTTCGCGCGTAAACAGAATGTCGCCCTTCTGCGGCTGGCCTCTCCGGGTCCACTCGCGGAAGCCGTCGTCGTCCGTGAACTTAGCGCCGTCCATGATCAATCGACCGTTGCGAACGTTGGTGGTTCGCACAACGAGATACCCGCCGTCGGGATAGAACTCCACAGTTTTGTGCTCGGTGTCGATCATCTCGTGCAGCAGGTGCTTGATCCGCTTCGCTTCCCAGTGCCGCGGCACATCGCCAAGCCACTCAATATCGGATGGCTTCATCGGGGCGCTGGGATTGAGGCCCTTCGTGACTGCGTGAGATATCAGGGCAGTGCGCTTCTCCTCAAGCAGTGTGATCAACCGCTGCTTCTTCGCGATCAACGCATCGATCTGCCGCGTCTTCCGATCGAGAAACGCAGCAATCGACTGTTGCTCGGGGAGAGGTGGCATGGGAATGAGGGAGCTGCAGATGTCATCCTGGGACAGCCCGAATCGGGTAATCCCATTGGCTCGCATTCGGAACTGATCGCGGACTCCAGTGGACGCTAGGGCGTACGACATGTACGGTCCGGACGAATCGTCAGGGACTGGACGGAGTTGCGCGAGATGGTATCCGCACAGGACGTGGGGAAGTTCTTCGGCAACGACTGCGGGCACGCATATGTCGTTCGGATCTTCGGAGTCCTTGGTTACCAGGACGTCGCCAGGCCAGAGCTGGAACTTGGCGATCTCTCGCGGTAGTGCCGTCGCTTCCATGAACTCGATGTCACTGGTGATCCGATCGTGGTAGTAGACATCGACATAGTTACAGAGACGAACGGGCTGCTCATCGTCTTCGGACTTCTTGTCCACATTGCTGAACTGAACGCGAGCCGCGTACTTGAGTTTCTGAATTCGCCAATGAGAGGGGATGGATTCGAGCCACTCGACACCGCTCTCACGATACTCGGGGTATCGCTTCCATGTTCGAGCCGCGATGTCGTCCTTCAGAACATCGCCTTGCTGAACAAGAGCCGTTGGCAAGGGAGAGATGCTCACTTGAGTACCTCCGTCGGCACTCCCGTGAGCGGCCCAGCCTTCCAATTGTTCTTTGCGTCGTAGTTGTGGGAGTTGTACAGTCCTCCCGCATTCCATGCTGCATCGAACATCGGACGCATGAGCCTAGGAAGATCTCTTGGCGTGTCCTCAATGATGATCTCAGGCAACAGGAGCGGGTCACGGTCGATGGGCTGTGGGCGCGCGTCAATTCCCCGATCAATGGCGAATACGGCTCCCTTGACTCCCATCATCGAAAGCATGGCGACCATCGGGAAGCCGATCGAGAGTTCATTGAGTGCCCGCATGTAACTCGCGACGGCTTCAAGTGTCCACTTCTCGTATGCCTGGCTCGCAATGAAAGGCGGCCCACCGGCACCGTTGGCCTTGGCGAATCCGCTGAACACGGATTCGATACAGCCGTTCCTGAAGACCTGGCAATACGCGCTGAATCGAAAGCGATCATCGAGATTCTCGGCACACATCGCCAGGCCATCAAGATTTATGCGTCTGTTTCCGCCTCCGACGCCGATCGGACCGAGCTGGCCTGACTTCGATACGAGGTCGAGGACGGCCAGAGTAGGACCCGAACTCAAGGATTGGATCGGAACAAGATGCAGTACTAAAAGCGATGGGTCGTGCAACGGAATTGGTGTTTCGTTTGCAAGTACTCGACTCAATCGTTCATCACGCCATGATCTGATGCGCTGTGGCAGGTCGCCGGCAAGCGCGAACGCGGACCTCAGTTCATCAACGTCCATCTGGAATTTGCCGGCGCTACTACGAGCGAAGAATCGCGAGGATCCTCCGAAGGTTACCATATGCGGCCCCGACCAACTGCGCCGAGTGCGCAATACGAGCCCGGGCCCGTAGTCGAGCCCCTCGATAGGTTGCATCCGGATTCCGAGAATGCGCGGGGCGATCGCATCCCGTAACATGCTATCGAGCCGAAGCATTTCTTTGTCCAGATCTGCTCCCTGCAATCCGGTGGCACCAGTGGCAACGCCATTCGTGGCCGTCACTCCAAAAATGAGATCACCACCACCGGCGTTGGCAAACGATGAGACATCTGCCAGAAACTCCTTCTTGTCCTTGTCGGCATTGCCGGGCAAGTCCTGCTTGTACTCGATCGTTCGGCCTTCACGTACTCCGTTGTTGACGAGCGCACGAATGTGATCGGCGGTGATGGACTGGATCTCGGCAGAGATCATTTGGTTACCTCCGCGAGCATTCGGATGATGTCCTTCTCCAGCAGCGCAATATCTGATTCGATTGCCTCGAGTCGTCGTGGCGGCTTGTAGACGTAGAAATGGCGATTGACGGGGATCTCGTAGCCCACCTTGCCGACCTGACCATCTTGGTCATCGCGCACGTCCTCATTGATCCAGGCATCAGCCACATGCGGCCTGACCTCCCGCTCGAAGTACTCATAGACATCATCTTCTAACGGAACGTTTTCGTAGTCGCGAAGTTCCGGGTCGGGTTCCGGCTTGCCATTCTTGTCGGTGCAGACATCAGCATCTGGATCTCGTTCCCCCAATGCGCTGACGATCGCCTTCTTCACCGGCGCTGGAAGTTTGAGGTCCGCTGATTTCGCGACAGCCTCCAGATCATCGAGGAACATCTCCCGGTTGGCCCACACTTTGCTGCTGTCGAGGGTTCGGATCATCTCGATAATGGCGGTTTGCTGAGCGCGGCCGGACTCTTCTTCAGCGATCGCGGCCTTTGAGCCGCGCTTCTTCTTCGACTTGGTGAGATTCTGAAATGCCGTTGCCTCGCGCAGCGCCTCAATGCCGGCGTCGGTGATCTGGAACTTCAGCCGTAGCGGCCGCTCGATCGTGACCTTGCGATAGCCGAAGTCTGTATTGTCGAAGATCTTGCTGACGGACACTCGTTCCGTCGTGCCGGCCACTTCCAGTTTGCGGGTGGCGTCGTGCCGGAAGTCGCCGTAGATGCGGGTGATGTCAGCAATCTGATCTTCGCTGATTTCATTGCGTTTGTTGCCGAGGCTCTTTCGCATTTTGTGGTAGAAGTGCACGGCGTTGATGAGTTGCACTTTGCCTCGACGGTGGTCCGGCTTACGGTTTGTGACGATCCACACATAGGTGGAAATGCCTGTGTTGTAGAACAACTGGTCAGGTAGGGCGATGATCGCTTCGAGCCAGTCGTTCTCGATGATCCAGCGCCGAATGTTGGATTCACCGGAGCCGGCGTCGCCCGTGAAGAGGGGGGACCCATTGAAGACGATGCCGATCCGACTACCGCCATTGGACTTCTTCGGGTTCACCGGCTTCATCTTCGAGATCATGTGCTGAAGAAACAGCAACGAACCGTCGTTGATGCGAGGCAGCCCTGCATCGAACCGCCCGCCCCTGTGATCGTGTTCAGACCTGATCGCGACTTCTTCTGGCTTCCACTCGACGCCGAAGGGCGGGTTTGCGAGCATGTAGTCGAACTGTTCGCCTGGGAATCCGTCTTCATCGAATGAATTGCCAAAGACGATGTGCTCGATGTTCTGTCCTTTGATAAGCATGTCAGAGCCGCAGATTGCGTAGGATTCGGGGTTGTAGTCCTGGCCGAACACCTCGAGACGGGCGTCTCGATTGAGCTGACCGAGGTGCTCCTCAGCGACGGAGAGCATGCCGCCGGTTCCACATGCTGGATCGAGAAGCGTCCTGACGATGCCGCGCTTTCGCAGCGCCTCATCATCTGGATCGAACAGGATGTTCACCATTAAGCGGATGACTTCGCGCGGGGTGAAGTGGTCGCCGGCGGTCTCATTGGCTGCTTCGCTGAACTTCCGGATCAGTTCCTCGAAGATGTAGCCCATTTCGGTGTTCGAGACCGAATCGGGATGCAGGTCGATCTCTGCGAACTTGGCGACGACCAGGTAGAGCCGGTTGGCTTTGTCGAGTTTCTCGATCTGCTCGGTGAAGCCGAACTGCTCGAAGATCTCCCGAGCCTTGGATGAGAATCCCTTGATGAAGTGGGCGAGGTTTCGGGCGATGTGATTCGGATCGGCCTTGAGCCGTTCGAAGTCAAACTTCGACGTGTTGTGGATCAGGAACGGACGGTCCTTCGGCCAGTCGGAAGGAGCGGCCGTTCGATTGAGAATCGGCTCAATCGCCTGAGGCGACATGCCTTTGCGCTTCAACTCCTCTGCCTTGTCGAGTACTTTCTCCCGCGTGGCGCTGAGCAGGCAGTCCATTCGCCGCAGGACCGTCAGCGGGAGAATGACCCGGCCGTACTGATTCGGTTTGTACGGCCCCCGAATAAGATCCGCGACGCTCCAGATGAACGAGACTTTGCTGCCGAAGCCGTTGTTTTCCATGAGGCGGCCCATGTCGGGAGTGTTCATTGTCCAGTAAACGGAGACAGTATAGCATAACCCACGGGTCGCGGCTAACCCGCGATGTGGGTCCGCGGCGAGAAGGGAGCGGCCATGGCTGATCCGGCACAGAACCCAGCGAAGAACATCGGTGAGATCGGGGAGGACTTTGTTGAATGGCTCTGCCAGGCCCCGTTGGGTCGCGATTTCCTCTTCCGTGGGCAGAAGTACCCAGGGCCGAACGGCGAGATCGAGCTGTGTGACCTTTTGGTACTTCTCGATGACACCGCGATCCTCATCGAGGTGAAGACGGCAGATCGTGAGAAACGGCCTGATCGCACCAAGGCCGAATGGGCGAAGTACGCCAACACACGGCTGGAGAAAGCGATCAGCCAGATCGAACGTGGTGTGAATGCGATCCGGAACGGAGAGGTCAAGGACATTGAGAACGACCGCCAGGGGCGCGTCCCGATTGATCCCGCCGGGATCAGGCATATCTACGGCATCGCCGTGGTGGATCATCCTACGTTGGACAAGTGGGGTGGCGGACCGATTCTCGAGTGCGACGGCGGTGATGTAAGTGTGCTCACGACGACTCACATCGAGTTGCAGGCACTTCTCTCGGAACTGTCAACCGTGGGCGATCTTGTCGATTACCTGCAGGCCCGGGAAGTGTTCTTCGAGAAGAATCAACTGATGGGTGTGACCGAGTTGGACCTGCTGGCCACGTACAAGTCTGACCCAGATCGGTTTCGAGAATGGGTTGCCAATCACGATGCGATAATGATTGGGGAGGGCTGCTGGGAGGAGTTTGAGAAGCTCGATGTTCGCACGCAGCGAGACGTAGCGGACAGACCATCCTTCATTGTGGACATCCTGATTGACAAGCTCCATGAAAGTGCTCACGCGAATCTGCCGCACATCGATCAACGAACTGCCCAGTTGGTCGATCCAGTAGAACCGACGACCGCATACGTGACCGTCGCGAGCGAGTTGGCGCGTATTCGGCGGCTAGACCGGCGTTTGATCGGAGAGAAGTTGATCGAGAAGAGTCAAAAGTGTGTGGAACAGAAGCGCGATCGGTGGTTCGTCAGTGCCTCACAGCGGCAGGAACACGCAGCCTGCGTGTTCCTGGTCTCGACGAGTGCGAGAGAGGAGAGGCTGCAGACGCTCGAAATGGTGACCATCGGTGGGATGCTGAAGTTGGGCGAACGACGAGTACTCGGCATCGCCACCGAACCAGTTCAGGGCGACTACGGTTTCAGCATTGATGCATTCATGATTTGCGCGGATCCGAAAGAGGTGGAACAGAAGCTCCCGCAGGACATGCGCGAATTCCTGCACTCTCAGTTTGGGCCACCGCAGCATTCGAATGCGACCGAGTTCGGCACCGCGTCGGAGCAATAGCGGAAGGACTCAGCGTACTACCGCGTCATCCGATTGATCTTGGCCCATGCTGCGCGCTGCGCCGTCCAATCAACTTCGGCCGCAACGGTTCGCAGCAGGCGTTCATGGATTGGATCCCTTCCGTCCGTCACAAGTGGCAAGTCCAGTATCTCTTCCTGAATATCCGGCGCCAGATTTAGCAGATTCATGATCTGCGTCATCCGCGGCTGGGTGACGTGGGCGAGGCGAGCGAGTTCGGACTGGTTGGCGACGGCCCCGTCGTGAAGCAACTGGTCAAAGCGGATGGCCAACGCCATCAACTTGGAAACGCGGGGGATACGTCCCTGTGGTTCGGGCTTCTCCGGAATGGGGCCGACGATCGCACGCTTCCGTTTGCCCTTGACGGCGAAGTGAAGCTCGCGGGTGATGGTGGTCATGCAGCCTCCTCGGTACGGCGACGGGCCAACGAGGCGATACTCGTCGGTCGGAATGTGACGGAGACATTGCCGGCCTTGGCGTCGTACTCGACAGCGGAAATCAGCAGATTAAGCATGCGGGCCTGCTCGCGTGGGCTCAGACTGGCCCACAGCCCGTCGAAGTCGGCGAACGCGGCTTCAGCCTCGGCACGAGTGACGCGATCGCGCTCGAGTTCGGCGATGCGCGCGTCCAGTTCCCGAAGCCGCTGGTCCCCACCGCGGATGCGCTCGTTGAGGTCAGCAACTCGGGCCGTCGCCTCCCGGTCCGTTCGGCCATCTTTGACGAGCCGACGCAGTTCCTGATGGTGGCGACGGAGTTCGGCTTGGAGTTCGCCCCGTTCCGTCTCGAGCGCCGTTCGCTCGGTGCCGATTGCTGCCTGGGCCTCGTTGAGCACCTGGGTCAGCAGTGACTTGTCATTCGCCAGCGCCCGCACTTCATCGACGACAACCCGCTCGATCTCAGCCGCAGGAAGGGTGCCCGACGGGCACACGTGAGCGCCACTCTTGATGGACCGTACGCACCTGTAGTAGCGGTAGAAGCGCCCCTTGCGGCCGCTGCTGAACGTGTGCGTCATTGCGTGGCCGCAGCCTTTGCACTTGAGCAGACCGCGCAGCAGGGCGCCATACTTGTTACGGACCTCGGCGCCACCGGTGCGGCTGTTGAGTCTCAACTGGGCCTGCACCTTGTCGAACAGATCCTGGCTGATGATGGCTTCGTGCTCGCCTTCGTACACCTCGCCCTTGTGGACGATCTTGCCCGACAGGATCGGGTTCGTGAGGAACACGTGCAGCGTGGCCCGATCGAACGGACGGCCACCGAGCTTTTTTCCGGATCGGGTGATCCGGCGCTTGTTGACCCATCCTCGGCGGGCCAGTTCGCTCACCACCGGCTGGAGTGAGCCCTTCTCGAGGTAGAGTGCGAAAATGTCCCGCGCACGCGCCGCCTCCCGGGCATTGATGACCAGTCGCGGACTCGGGCCGCTGCGATCGACGTCGTAGCCCAGGACCGGAACACCACCAGCCCATTTGCCCTTGCGCTTCTGGGCGGCGACCTTGTCACGGATGCGCTCGCCGATGATCTCGCGCTCGAACTGGGCGAAGGACAGGAGGATGTTGAGCGTGAGCCGGCCCATTGAGTGGGTCGTGTTGAATTGCTGCGTGACAGAGACGAACGAGACGCCGTGGTTCTCGAACGTCTCCATGATCCGGGAGAAGTCCAGCAGCGACCGGCTCAATCGATCGACCTTGTAGACCACGACGCAGTCGATGCCGCCGGACTGAATGTCGCGCAGGAGCCTGGCCAACGCCGGCCGTTCCATGCTGCCGCCCGAGAAGCCGCCGTCGTCGTATCGCTCCGGCAGACACGTCCACCCCTCGGCCTTCTGGCTGGCGATGAACGCCTCGGCGCTCTCGCGCTGAGCATCGAGCGAGTTGAATTCCTGATCGAGCCCTTCCTCGCTGGATTTGCGGGTGTAGATGGCGCAACGCACGCGACGATCTTCGACCTCGCCGTTGCCGCTGGATCGTTGTCGCCTCACGGCCGCGCCTCCAATTGAAAGAATCGGAAACCATTGATGTGACTGCCGGTGACCTTTTTGGCGATGGCCGTCAGTGTGCGGTAGCGCTGCCCATCCCACTCGAACCCCTCGCCATCGTCGAGCACGACGACGCGGATCGTTCGTCCCTTGTATTTGCGCACGATTGCTGAGCCCGATGGCGGCAAACGAGGATCGCGAGGTTCGGACGTGGAGACTGATCGCGTGACGGGAGTGGGGGCGTCGGGCTGTGGCGGGACAATCTGTGTGCGAGGCGCCATGACGCGCACCTCGGCGTCGTCGGCCAGTTCAGCAGCGCGGCGACGCGCCCGCTCGGAGAGATCGCCTTCCGCGTTGGCCTGAAGCCGCCAGGCGATCTTGCGAATGAGATACGCCCGGTGACGGGTGCGGCATGGTTGTTTGCAGAGTTCCTCGTAGCGTTCGACGAGTTCGCTCGTCGTCATCCGTTGCAGGGCATCGATCTCGCGTTCAATCGCTGTCGGCATGTGGTGGCTCCTTTCGGACATGGAGACTCGGCCCTAACCGCGGGGCCGGTTCACCACAGTGAGGCGCAAAGGCTCGCCGAGTTCAAGTGCGATGTTGCCGGAATCTGTGGATTGGGTGGGGGTAGAAGATGCTCGCTTTCGGACCGCCCGGACGTACCGAACGAGGCCACATGCGAGGATGCGGGCGACCTCGGCGCGGCGCTCGGTGGCGGACATGGTGGCGGGATCAGTGATGGCGGTCACGGCAGGCTCCGGCACAGGACATGAAGCGGCGCGCGAAGAGCGCCGTCATGGGTTACCTATGCCGGGCGTTAGCCACCTGCCCGGACAGGGCATCAGGATTTGTTCTAGTCGGCGCGCTGGTCCGGCGGAACGTCGTAGATGAAGCGATCATCGTCGGTGAAGTAGGGGATGTGTTCTCGACTGTAGCCAAGGCAGTAGTACACATCAGCGATCAGCCTGAACGCCACTGCTCCAGGCAGGTTCTCAATTCCTTCGAGAACGGGACCCACGCGTACATCGTCCTGTTGAAACGCTCCGATTGTGGGATTCGCAAGCAGAGCTGGCGTACTGGAGAGCCTGCCGTACGTGTTGTCTGCGTACGGAGGGATTCGACGATTTCGAACCCGATGTAGGAACAACCGAAACTCGGACTCTCCAGCCACGCCAGCGATCTCCCAGACTGCTCGTGCAAGACGGACGAATGAGGCCGTCGCTTCGATGAGAACGAGAGGCTCCAGTGAGCGATCTTCGACAGGCAGCCTTTGATCGAGCCCCAAGCTGATCAATTCGTCGTTGGCTGGCGTCCAGAATTCCAGGTGCCCGTTCCATAAAAGCCGGAGGTGCTTGTATTCGATCATCTCCGTTTGCAGCCCCATTGGTGTCTGACGCAAATGCTCGCCAACGGCGTGTATCCCGACATCGAATCCGTTTCGCCGATAGGCCGGGGGATCAGCCAGCAGCTCCATCAGTGTCTCGCGCTGTGGTCGGAGGTTTCTACTTCCCGGATTTGGCGGAGTCGCCGTGAGCCGAAAGTAGGGTCGATCACCGACGGTCTGAAGGAAGATCCTCTCCGAATGGTGCGCGAGTGCCTCTTGGCTTGCGAGCTGAAGAAGTTGTTGCTGGTCGACCTCTCGCTCGAGTTCAGATGCGACTGTCGCTTGATGTCGTGTTCTCTGCAGTTCGGTGCGCAGCGAAACGATCTCTCTCTGAACCGCATCGCCTTGGATGGCATCTCGTATCTCCGAGTACGTCATAAGTTTGTTGCCGTCGACATACCGCTTCCAGAAATAGTGGTGTTCACGGTCTGGTTGTGCGAAGTGCGGCTTGAGCGGAGAGTCAGGGACGCGGCACACGACGATGCTGTTCCCGTTGATTAGGAAGATGCGAACATCGAGCGTCGGCAGTCGAGGTTCGATCCGTGCGAAGCAGCGATCGATCATCGACCTCCGCACCGCTTCGGCGTTCTGGACAGGAACGAACCCACTGGCTCGACCCTCGCCGTCTTCGGCGACTCCAATGACTAGGTACCCGCCGGCCGCATTGGCGAACGCGCAGACATCCTTAATCAGTTCGTGTGTTGCGTTGCTGCCGGAGTGGGGGAGAGCTTTGAAGTCAAGATACTCGTCCTCGCCGACGTGGTCGGCAACGAGCGATTCAAGTTCCGAGATTTGGATTTGCGAGGTGGGCTTACCGTCGAAGATCAT